CTTTATCAATGGGACTATCTTTAAAATCTAATAGATGTTCCTTATCCCATAAAAAACTTATTTGTACTTTTGTACAATATTTTTTATTAATATCAATTAATTTTTTAGTCCATTTTTTCCAAGTATCATCACCAATTTCTTCATATTGTCTATCAAAACCAATTATAATTTCTTGTACTCCAAGAGATAAAAGCATATCAATTTGATAATTAATTAAATTACTTCCACATGCGGCAACTGTAATGTCATTCTCGATACCGAAATAACTTTCATATAGGAGCGGACTTTTTTCACCTTCAAAGATAATAACCTTTTTTATATTACGTATATTATCTTTACTGACGTTAATATTATATAAGTTAAAACCTAAAGGATGATTATACATTTTTCCGTGAATAATGGCAGGAATATATTTACCTCTTGTTTCATTCTCTTTAAGCAACGTCCGCTCTCTAATACCAATCAGTTCTCCGTTAATATTATAATGAGGAATAAGTATTCCTTGAGTTATAGGATTGTAACGTATATTATGATATTGAATTACCTCTTGTGATATACCTTCTTTAATCCATGGGAGTATAATAGGCTGTGGAAAATTTTTTAAAAAATCGCATTGAAAAGTATTGAGAGAGACAATTTGATTGCTTGATTTTTTATGTTTTTTTGCTTCTAATTTTGAAAAAATTTGCCAATCTGGTAATTCTGAACGCTTCTCTGAAAAAATTTCATTTGGCGGCTCAATATTAAAAAAAACTGCAACATAATGAACAGCATCAGGTAAATCCCATGGACGAGATACTTTTCTACCTTCTTTAGACCAATATACAATTTGTTCTTGTGCTGTTGCTTTTATTTTTAATGTTAATTCAAAAATATCAAATGTATCATTACATTGTGTAAAACATTTAAATAGTTTTGTATTATCATAATAATATAATTTAAAAGAACCGTGACCAGGCGGATTATGACAAATTGTACGTGATACAATTACATCATGATGAATTTGTGGTTCTCCGCCCATATCAGTAAGGAATTCATATACTTGGTCAATTGTTAAATTGTTCTTTATATCTTCGAGATATTTTTTACGTTCTAATTCATTCATTTTATATAAACATTTTCATCTTCATCTGGGATTTTTATAATTTGTATCCACTTAGATAATGGACAAAATGGAAGTTTTTCTTTTTCTGGATTAAATTTATAACCTCCAGACATTTTTGTAGCACAACAAGTAAGATAATCTCCATCTTCATATAAGAGAGGACACTCACTACATTTTTCAGGAAAAGAAATATCAATTTGTGTTACAACTTTTTTTATTTTCACTTTATATAGCCTCTCTTAACAAATAAGGAAAAAGTTTTTTTAATTCTTTTAAAGTAAAAACTTTATCCTCTTCAATAGCATAGTATAACCACCAGTCTACTTCATCCCATGCCATACCCCCTAAAGGTATTTTCTTATGTTCTTCTTCCATATGTTTAAAAAATTTTAAATATTCTTCTTTTGTTGCTTTCATTAAAACGCACCTTTCTCTGGTATAACATTAACTTTAAAATCTTCCATTTCAATTAATTCATAAACATATGATGTAGCAAATATAGGATTGATTCTACATGTACCTAAATCCGCTTTACACCATAAAAGAATATGATTGTATCTACCTCGTCTATTTTTATATATAGACATTTTAAGATTAGGAATTTCCATGCCCTTTTCAGAACAAAGTTTATTTATAACTTCTTTATCTGCTTCTGTTAAATTAAGTAAGATACTGCCTGCATCAATTTTATCAGCAATAGATTTTGCACCACGAAGGAGGTTTTGGTCAAAAATTGTAACGCTAGTATAATCACCATTTAATTGTGTGCTTGACATAATGAAAATATTGTTTTCAACAGCAAGGTCTTTAAGTCTAACACTAATCATAAAAAGAACATTATCTTCTCTTAAACCTTTCACAGATGCGCGGGAAGCTACTTCAGAAAGAATCTTCATGCTACTATGAATATAATCTAAAAAGAAATAACTAATGTTATAACTTCTAATAGAAGTTTTAACTACATTCTCAATATCTTTTAAAGAAAAATCGTGGAGTTCTTTTAAGTATAAAGGACTCTTTTCAATTAAATCAATAGCATGAAGAACTCTTTCTTCTTCGTCTCCAACATATTTGTATGTTAAAATATGTTCTTCATTTACACCAGATAAGAAAGCCCACATCATAGTTTGAACTTCATCAAATTCTTGTTCCGTCATAACGTACATAGTAGGCTGTGCGGGACCTGTACTTACCCATTGCTTTTTTTCTAAATCATAAATTTCATCGCAACCAATATAACAAGCATCTGCGGCCATCGCTCTGGATTTACCTACATTAGTTGCTGCTGAGCGTAAATAAAATTTGCCAAGGCGAGCACCACGGAACACGGTATTGATAAGTCTTCCATATAGAGGATAACCAATATCAGGATTATTTTTTAATTGCTCAAATAACTGGCGGCCACCTTTGCCGGCTTGAATTATACCGTCTGCCGCTCCGCCAGAATAAGATATTTTAATCTTATCAATTTTCTCATCAATTAAATCAATAATTTCTTGTTCAGTATGATTATCTAACCAATCTTCCTGTGCTTGTTTTTTCTTCTGGTCAAAAATATTATTTAAATCATATAACCAAGATAAGTCCATCCCTATCTCTTCATTATATAATCTAAGTAATGTCATCTTTTTTAAACGGTGGTAATAATAATTAAATGCGGCAACCTGTGAATTTTCACTTATCTTTTCAAGATATTCTGACCCACGATTGGCTTTATATATGGCTAATTTTTTTGGTCTTGATTCAAGATAATCTTCTATATTAGCAGAAGATATTTTTCTAACACCTAATTGATGTAAATTATATATACTACCAAAAATAACTTTATGAAATTCTTCTATAAAATCATCAAGAGTAAAAGTATATTGTTCATCTTCTAATATCTAAGGATTTTGATACACACTACCTATAATTTGAATTATTGCTGATGTATCTGTATATCTAACTTTACTCATTTGTTACCTCAATTGTATAGAAAAATTCACTATGTGAGCCTACATCAATCCAAGTCTTTTTATTATTATTTTCATCTTTCCATGTTCTATAATAATATATAATAAACTTATGTGGCTTATTTTCATTACACTTATTGATAAAATCGTTAATATTCTTTATAACACGAGTTTCTTCACAAGTAGCAATAAGAGTATCGTTTTCAAATCTGTCAGAAAAATATAAATTTACCATATTATTCATCTCCTAAATCTAAAAGGCGGGGAGCAGGTCTTGTGGGTTTAGGAGGTACAATATTGAACTCAATAACCTGCTGCCGCATTTGCTTGTTACTATTTTGATACTGTGTTGTATATAACTGTTGATAATATTTTCTTACATCTTCATATATATAAGGAATAATACCAATTCCGCCATGACCTTCTTCTAAATTACCGTGATTAATATTATAAAACCAATGCAAACATCCTGTCATACCACTCCAAGTATAACCGTATTGTTTTATAAAATTTAAGGCTTGTCTATTAATCATTACATAATTATAACCTGGCCCGTATATACTTTTTACACATTTAAAAAAATTCTCTTTATCAATTTCCTCTTGTTTAACACTATCATCTTGAGATTCTGCACACTCTTTATGAGCATATCTTCGTGCTCCTACTTTAACAAAAGGTTCTTTATCTCGGTCAAAAGTTTTTCCGCAATAAAGACATTTTACCATATGTACAGCCATTTTATTTCCTCATTTTTTATTTTTATTATATCATTTTTTTTATAAAAAAACAAGGTAGTGATTTATATCGCTACCTTGTTTCTAATTATTGTCTATCTTTAAATAATTCTTTTAAATCAAAAACGATTAAAGATAGCTGTTCTGTTTGGTCTCTTGTAATATTAGCAATCTTTTTACCTTTACCTAAATATTTATCGGTAATTTCAGTAATATAAGGTGCGTAATGTATTTCTTCTTCTTTTGATAGAGATGATAAAAGTTCACGACATTGTGCATAAAGATCGTCAAAATTAACTTCTGTAGAATAAATACTAACGTTTCTTTCATTAGTAATAAATTCTTTTCCAGTATATTTAGCTTCTTCATCTATTGCCTTATTTAAACTATCAACAAGAGAATCATAAGAAAAATTAACTTCTGGCTACATATATTTAAAACGAGATCCACAATCAATTGTGCCATCAAGAGAACGTAAGGTTAGAATTCTTTTAGGTTCGCCATCTCTAATTGTAAGATGTGCATAACCATAAATATCAACCATATCTTTAATAATTAAATTATAACTATTACCAAGAGTAGGAACAATTTGGTTATATTCTGTCCCATCTTGTCTTTTAAAAGTTTTATCTTTATCATGGGAAATAAAAAGTACAGCGTATCCCATTTGAGTTACTTCTCTAAAAGTATCTTCTAACTATCGTTTTACTCTTGACCACCCCTGACCATATGGAATTTGATTAAGTGTATCAACTCCTGCTTGTGAAATAATATATTTCTAACATGCGGCAGCTGCTATGTCAATTGTATCTACAATAATAGAATGAAACAAATCTTTAACTTCTGGTTTCTTTAAATCTCGTAGAATTATTTTCATATCTGCCCAGGTTGTAACGTCCTGTGCATATACATTTGGTAAGGCATTATAACCCTTCTAAAAAGCTAAAATAAGAGCACCTGGCATTTGACTTCCAAATGTCGTTTTACCAATTTTACCAGGGCCATATATATAAGTAATATAACCACTTAAATCTCTACTGACTTTATGTGGTTGAAGTTTTGTTAAATCAATCATGTTTTCTCCTTTACTATTTTCTTATTTCATACTCACAGTAAACACAAATAACATAGGGAAGGTACCTTCCCTATGTTATCATTTTTATTACCAGTTAGGCATACCGCCAAAATTAAAAGTTCCTTGAGGGATATTTCCCATTGCATTAGATGCAGGCATTGCCTGAGGAGCAGATGCCGCTCCAGCATTTCTCTGAGCGTAATATGCTTTTGCGTTAGCCTTAATTTCTTCCAGATGAAGGTTTCTATCTGTAAGAGCTTTATTTACTTCTTCTTTTGTAATTGTTTCTTCAATATCAAAAACATAAGGCTGAGGCTGTGCCCATGTAATAACCCATTCTCTTTCTTGATGAACGGAAGAATCAACAATTGTTCCACCAAAAGCATTTTCCATTACCTTATCAATCTTAACAGTAGTATTAATAATTTCTCCCATAACCTTGGTATAAACAGGATTACTTGTAGAAGCATTAAGACCAATAAAATAATTTACTGAACCAGGTGCTTTAGAATCTTTTGCAATTAAAACAACAGGTAAAATTGCATTTTTAAAATCGAATACATATGCTTTAATTCTAACGAAATCTTCTGGAATATGATTGTCAGGATCCGCAGGAACTACAGTAGTATCATAAATGATAGTATCAAAAGTAAACTTATTTCTTGCGTTTTCAACAGGATTTAAATCAGAAATAAAAGTTACAAAACCACCTTCACTTCTTTGTCGTGTTACAAGCTGGTCTCCACCCTTAGGGTAAAAATCATTAAGCGCAAGAGAAGGTTCTACTCTTAATTTTTGTGCGCCTTCTTTTCCAGAATTAACCCAAGTTTTTCCGTTTTCAATGATTTGTTTTAAATTAACAAATGTGCTATTAATAGCATTTGAATTTGTAAATTCTTTTACAAAGGTATAATGTACCGGGATTACATTTAAACCTTCTTCATCTGTAGCAATAAAAATTTCTCCTGAAATGAAATCAATACCATAATTAGATGAATTTTTATTAGTTACTTTCTTCATTTCAAGTTTATGGTCATAAAGTCTTCCTTCAATTTTCTAAGCATTAATATTTTTTCTCATGTTTTTCTCCTAATAATTTTTTATTTTTTCTTTTTACTTCATATTAATATTATATAATAAATTTTTATAAAAATCAAATTTACTGATTAAACAAAATTAATTCCTCGGCATAAGGTAAAGTTTTTACCCAATTACAAAAATCTTGACTCCATTCAGTAAGTTTATGATTTTTACGTTGTCCATACATATTTCGTAAAGTTTCATAATTACAAGTCCAAGTTCTAGTCTGTAACCATCCTTCTGGAAGCCAGCGAATAAGTTCTTTCCAATATTTTTTATCTTTTGTTTCAAGATATTTTTGACGTAGTGTTTCAAGGTGAGGAATTACTAAAGTCTCATAAAAACTTTTTATATTCGATGCTGTTCCTTCTCCCATGTTTGCTGCATCTCTATCATAATCGTCAGTTTCAAAACAATCAATAGTAATAGGTGTAGAAGCTAATTTGTGCATTGTTGATGTTGAGTTAGCAACTGTAGCCACTTTATAAGTGTCCATCTACTTCCACCAATATAACGGTGCTGTTATGTCAACAGAAACAAAAATTTGACGAAGAAATTTTCTATCGCTTGAGCCAGCTTTAATCATACGTTGAGCAAGGTCTAAATCTTTTGGACCTAATAAAGCTAAATCAAAGATTGTTGTTCCATTATCATCTTCTGATAAAATACTATTTTTTATGAGCCAATCTATATAACTATCTTCTAATCTACAATATTCAAGACTTCCATCTTCAATTGTTTTTTGATTATTTTTTTCTGCTTTAATATTATAATCAGTTATCCATTCATGTGCAACTAAAAGAGTTGTGTCATAACTGTATTCTTCAGGGTACATTCCAAAACTACTATCACTTTTTTCCCAACTTTCAAGAGGATTACGTAATCCGCGAAATGCACCTTCAAAATTCATAACTTTAGTGTTCTAAAACTTCATTATTTATTTCCCTTCGTCACGTTTAAACCTACTTTGTTTGATTGATACATCTAAATCCAAAATCTTTCTTTTTCATTTAATTTATCACGAGTACATTTCTAAAGAATTTCAAAAGTAAAATTCCATACTCCATATTTCTGCATATTATTATAAAGTTTATTCGTTGCGGAAGCATCTATTCCAAGACCACATTTTACATGCTGTTTCCATCTATCTGCAACATTAACACTTTGTCCAATATATATGTCTCCAGTTTGTTTATTAGTAATTTTATAGATTCCACAAACTGATCCAGAACCTAATACACGATTACATAAATCAGTAGTAGGTTTCATTATAAAAGCAGACCAAATAATTTTAGAAACAATAGAAGGGTCATTAAGTTCTTTTTTCCAGTCTTGAAGATTTGAAATATCATTAATTTGTTTTTCAGATATTTTTATACGATAAAAAGATATTTTATCCTATTCTTCTTGCTATCTAAGACGCGCGGCGGTTGCAGCCTAATATACAGATTTAAGCTAGGCTAAATCAGATTGAATCTAATTCCGCTCCCTCTATATTTTTCCTATCTATTGATATAGTTGATTTTTCATTTCTATCTACTATTGACGAATAGACTAATGAAAATCCTAACGATGTTTTATTCGTTGTTCTTCATAGTTCTGCTCTATTTGCTATAACTCATTTTGACGAGTTTTCTTCTTAGTATCTAATATAGTTTGTTCCTATTGTTGTAACTGTTTTAACTATAAAAGTTTATTTTGTTTATTAATAATCTATTGATTTAAATTAGATATTTTAATCTATTTACTTTCTATCTATTCTTTTATATTCTATTTTTCTTTTTTTAATGCTATTTCTTGCTATTTTAATTGCCGCACCTTATTAAATAAATAATAAGCAAATATAAGCACTATAAAAAAGAAAATTATTAAAGATGCCTATCCTATCATAATATTAAAGAACGGGTTAAGTGTAAAAACTTAACCCGTTATAAAAAATAATTATTCATCCGCTTCGGGGTCAAAATTGCGGCCAGATTCAGTTAATTTAACAAACTTAACAGATTCATGCTTAATATTTCCGTCTTTTCCTTCAATTTCAAGTTCACCTTCAACTCTTGTTGCAAGAGGATCCTTTACTTTTT